GGTACGCGCGAGGCACGTTTGTTTTTTAGCGATAGAACTGTATATATGGAGGTGTCTGCGAAAGGATAGCACAAAATGTCTAGCGTGTCAGAATTAGCTGCGCATCTTCAAACAAGCACGAAAACCGTGCATGATATGATAAATAAGGGGATTATCACCAAGCAAGAGCGAGGAAAGTACGACATTGACCTGGCTCGCAAGGAATACATCCTGCATGTCCGCGAAATAGCCGCTGGCCGAGCGAAGGTTGGTGATCTTGACCTGCAAGAAGAGCGAGCGCGGCTGGCGAAAGAGCAAGCTGACTCCAAGGAAATGGAAAATGCTGTAGAGCGCGGCGATCTTGTGTATATTGAAAATGTAGCTAAACAGTTTGAGTTGCAGCTAACGAAGGTCCGAACCAAGTTGTTGGCTGTCCCGACGAAGGTTGCACCTGAAGCTCATATTGCTGCGACGGTCAAAGAGGTCCAGAGCTTGATTGAGGCTGAAATAGTAGAGGCACTGAATGAATTGGTCGGATACGACAAAGAAGCAGCAATCGAAGAAACTTGATTCACGCCTGTCTTCTGCGATCTCAAAGGCGTTAAAGCCGCCTCCAAAGCTGAACGTCAGTCAGTGGGCGGATAATTACCGTCAGCTGTCAAGTGAAAGCTCTGCGGAGGCTGGTCGCTGGACAACATCGAGGGCTGAATATCAGCGCGGAATGATGGATGCAGTTTCCGATACTGATGTGGAAACAGTTGTCTTGATGACTGGCGCTCAGATCGGCAAGACTGAGCTTATCAATAATGTCGTTGGTTATCATATACATCAAGACCCGGCTCCAATGCTAGTGGTGCAGCCTACGCTGGAGATGGCGCAAACTTGGTCAAAGGACAGGCTTTCTCCAGCGATCAGGGATACGCCCGTTCTGTCGGAGAAGATCAAGAATCCGAGGTCGAGAGACAGCGGCAACACAACGCTGCATAAAGTATTCCCTGGCGGACATGTTACTGCCTGTGGCGCAAACTCGCCCTCCTCACTGGCATCTCGCCCATGTCGGATCATTTTGTGCGATGAGGTTGATCGATACCCGCTGTCCGCTGGGACTGAGGGCGATCCTGTTTCATTGGCCAAGAAGCGTTCAACTACGTTCTGGAACCGCAAGATCATCATGGTCAGCACGCCAACCGACAAGGGCGCGAGTCGGATCGAGGACGCATACGAGGAAAGTGACAAGAGGCGATATTTCGTGCCGTGCCAAGACTGCGGAGAGCATCAAGTCCTCAAGTGGTCGAATGTGAAGTGGTCGGAGGGCAAGCCTGCCTCTGCGGAGTACATTTGCGAGCATTGCGGGAGCTGCTGGAATGATGTGAAGCGTTTTGCGGCTATCAGGTATGGCGAATGGCGTGCAACTGCTGAAGGCGATGGCAAGACGGCTGGATTCCACCTTTCTGGGCTGTATTCACCTTGGACGCCGATGGAGGACACGGTTCGAGACTTTCTGGCGTCGAAGAAAGACCCAATGAGGCTGAAAACTTGGGTTAATACGTTTTTGGGCGAGACCTGGGAAGAGCAAGGCGACAGGATTGACGAGTTTGACTTGATGGACCGCCGCGAGGACTGGGGTGATGAGTTGCCAGCGGATGTCTTGATGATGACCGCTGGTATCGACGTTCAGGATGATCGCTTGGAGATCGAGGTCGTTGGCTGGGGGAGGGGCGAAGAAAGCTGGTCAATCTCATATGATACGCTGTACGGAGATCCATCCACCTCTGAATTGTGGATACGTTTGGACAGCTTGCTTCAAAAGACGTTCACGCATCCGCTCCACGGTGAGATGGTTATCAGATCGTCCTGCATTGACTCTGGTGGTCATTACACTCAGCAGGTTTACAATTATGCTCGGCAGAGGGCGGGTCGCAGGGTTTTTGCGATTAAGGGTGTCGGCGGTGAGGGTAAGCCCATCATTGGTCGCCCAAGTAAGAATAATATCGGAAAGATCAACCTTTTTCCTGTAGGGACTGACACTGCGAAGGAATTAGTGTATGCTCGGCTCAAGATGACGGATGAAGGTGACGGCTACTGCCACTTCCCAGAAGATCGAAATGCGGAGTATTTTCGCATGTTGACCGCTGAGAAGAAGGTCACGAAGTATTTTAAGGGTCGCCCAAAACGTGAGTGGGTTAAGATCAGGCAAAGGAATGAAGCCTTGGATTGTAGAGTTTACGCTACCGCCGCATTGGCCGTGTTGAACCTAAATATTGAGGCAGTTTACAAGCAGGCACAAAATAGGTTATTATCCGACGAAACTTCACGTCCGTCTAGGGGTCCGAGAATGCCTAAACGTAGCGGCTTTGTGCATGGGTACAAGTAATGGCAAATCTTTTTGACTCCACTAATGCTCCTGAAGGCGAACCATTCGAAATAGTGGTTGGCGACTTTTTGCAATGGAAGCGCAGCGACCTTGTGGCTGATTACCCTGCCGCCACTCACTCTGCTGAGTATGTGGCCAGGGTTACTGCCGGTGGAAGCAGCGAGATCAAGCTGGCTGGAGTTGGTAGCGCAGATTATTATCTATTTACTGTTGATAGCGCCACTTCTGCTGACTTCGATGCTGGATTCTACCATTGGCAGCTTGAAGTCACTGAGACTTCCAGTGGAAATCGCATCGTTGTCCAGCGCGGTGAGTTTAAGGCTGTTGTTGACCTTGACGTAAACGGCACTGATCCTCGGACGCACTCTGAGATCATGCTGGATAAGATTGAAACCATTCTTGAAGGCAAAGCTGACAGCGATGTTTCTAATTATAGCATTGCTGGTCGCTCTCTCACAAAGATGACTTTTGATGAGCTTATGGTCGCGCGAGACAGGTATCGTCAGGAGGTCTTGGCTTATCGTCGGAAGCTGAGAATAGAGAGCGGCAAAGCCAGCGGCACAACTGTAAAGGTTAGATTTAGCTAATGGGCATTTTGGACATCTTCAGTCGGTCTAAGAAGCCGCAAAACCGCAGAAACTATGCAGCCGCCAGCAAAGGGCGGCTTTTCGCTGACTTCAACGCAAGCAATCGTAGTGCTGACAGTGAGATATATCCTGTCCTGCGTGACTTGCGGAACCGCTCCCGTGATCTTGAGCGTAACAACGAATACATGCGTAGGTATTTGCAGCTTTTGCGCACAAATGTCGTTGGTGAGGCTGGGATACGCCTACAGATGAAGGCTCGCAATCCCGACGGCGGGATGGACATGGGCGGCAACAACATTGTTGAGAATGCTTGGGCTGAGTTCTGCCGTTATGGTGGCCCTACGGTTGACGGCCAGATGTCCATGATTGACTTGCTCAATCACGTTATCACTGGCGTTGCTCGTGATGGCGAAGTGTTCTTGATGAAGGTTCGTGCGAACTATTTGCGTCAGGGGTATGCTTTGCAGCTCATTGAGCCTGACATGATTGACGAGGATCATAACGAGCGAGTTCGTGGCGGCAATCCGATCCGCATGGGCATTGAGATTGATGAATCAACCCGTCGCCCTGTAGCTTATCATGTTTTGACGGCCCACCCTGGCGATTACGATTACACTACACTGGCTAACGGTAAGAAGCGCACTCGCATTCCTGCTGAGAAGATGATGCACATTTACCGTCCAGATCGTGCGGATCAGACACGAGGGGTGCCTTGGTCAGTTTCCGCTATAGCTTCTCTCAAGATGCTCCACGGTTATCGTGAGGCTGAATTGGTCGCTGCCCGTGTCGGCGCTGCGAAGATGGGCTTCTTTACGTCCCCTGCGGGCGACGGCTTTACGGCTGACGGCTATGAAGATGATGTGACGCCGATCTATGATGCAGAGGCGGGTACGTTCCACCAGCTTCCGGCTGGCGTTGATTTCACTGCGTTTGATCCTACCCACCCTAATTCAGCTTTTGCTGACTTTGAGAAGGCTGTCTTGCGCGGTATCGCGGGCGGTTTGGGTATCAGTTACACGTCACTGGCCAATGACCTGGAGGGTACGTCATATTCGTCAATCCGCCAGGGTGCGCTTGAGGAACGTGATTTCTACCGCACATTACATCGGTTTATGATCGACCACTTCATTGATCCTCTGTTCCGCGAATGGCTCGAGCATGTTATGGGCTTTGGCGTTATTCCGATCTCAGGCACCAATAAGGTGTCCAAGTTCAGCGCAGGCATATCTTGGCGTGCGAGAGGCTTCCAGTGGGTTGATCCTCTGAAGGAGATCAACGCGGCAGTTGTCGGCTTACAGAACGGCATCTTGAGCCACACTGACATTGCCGCCAACTATGGCCGTGATGCTGAAGAGACATTTGCGCAGATACAGCGTGATAAAGAGATGGCTGATGCTTTCAACTTGAATATGGCTTATGAGCCGTTTGGTGATAAGCAGCCAGTTCCAGCGGAGGTTGAAGTCAATGACGAATAAACCAACCAGCGGAATGGTATCTGAGGCGAAGAAGGGCTTGGATTGGCGCAGCGAATATGGCCGTGGCGGTACTGAGGTTGGGATTGCGCGAGCGCGTGATATTTCCAACGGCAAGAACTTGTCTGACGATACGGTTAAGCGGATGTATTCTTTTTTCAGCCGACATGAGGTTGATAAGAAGGCCGAGGGGTTCCGTCCTGGCGAGGATGGCTATCCATCAAACGGGCGCATAGCCTGGGCGCTCTGGGGCGGCGATGCTGGCTTCAGTTGGTCGCGCAAATTAGCTGATAGAATGGAAAAGGAACGCTCTATGGAAAATGTCGGAAATTCTGATATAATGCCCGAAAATACCGAGGGCGAAGTTATGGTTGATGAAGTTGAAGTGCGAGCCGAGCCTGATGGCTTGAGTGTTGGCGATTATGTTGAGTGGGACAGCTCCGGCGGCTCTGCTTACGGTCAAGTTAAGCGTATTGAGCGTGATGGCCAGATTGATGTGCCTGACTCTGACTTTACCATTAACGGTGATGCGGAAGATCCAGCCGCTTTGATCGAGGTCTACCGCGAAGGCGAAGACGGTTACGAGGCTTCCGGCACAATGGTCGGACATCGCTTTAGCACATTGACCAAAACGTCCGAGCGTTCTGCGCCTGAGGTTGAAGAGCGTTTCAACCGTGAGAGCATGGAAACCCGTGCTATGGATGGTGGCGCCGATGTCATCGACGTTGATGCCCGCCGCGTTAAGATTGCTGTTTCCTCTGAGGAGCCAGTCGAACGCGGCTATGGAAATGAAGTTTTAGATCACTCTGAGCGCAGCATTGACCTGTCGTTCTTGAATAGTGGTCGCGCCCCTTTGCTGCTGGATCACGATCCTCGCCAGCAGATTGGCGTTGTGGAATCAGTCACATTGGATGGCTCGGCGCGTAGATTGCGTGCGACGGTTCGTTTTGGAAAGAACGGACTTGCCAAAGATGTGTTTGATGATGTTTCTGACGGTATTCGCAGCAACATCTCAGTTGGCTATCAAGTCAACAAATTGGAACAAGATGGCAAGGGTAGCTACCGGGCTGTCGATTGGCTTCCAATGGAAGTTTCTGTTGTATCTATCCCCGCTGACAGGACAGTCGGCGTTGGCCGGAGCGCAGATGACGACCTTCAACACCGTACACCTAACCCAACCCCTCAAAAGGAGGCTACTATGTCCGATATTGACATTGAAGCGGTGAAGGCCGAAGCTGTTCGCGCCGCCGCAAAAGACCATGCCGAAATCTATGCTCTTGGTGGCAAGCACCAGCAGCGTGATATGGCTGAAAAAGCCGTTGCAGAAGGCCGCACATTGGCCGAGTTCCGCGGCGAGCTTTTGAACGTAATCGGCAACAAGCCGCTGGACAACACTGAAATCGGTCTTGCACCGAAAGAAGTTCGCCAGTTCTCTTTGCTGAAAGCGATCCGCGCTCACGCCAACCCAACTGATCGTGCTGCACAGCAAGCTGCCGCTTTCGAACTTGAGGCATCTGCCGCAGCTTCTGAAGCCTATGGCCGCGAAGCCCAAGGCATCATGATCCCGAATGAAGTTCTTCGTTCATGGGCTGTTCGTGACCTGAACACCACAGATGACGCTGCTGTAATTGCAGATGACTTCCGTGGCGGTTCTTTCATCGACGTTCTGCGCAACCAATCTTCGGTTATGCAGGCTGGCGCTACAATGTTGTCTGGTTTGTCCGGCAACGTGAAGATCCCAAAGAAAACTGCGGCATCGTCTGCTTCTTGGATCTCCACTGAAGGTGGCGCTGCTTCTGAGAGCGAGCCAACTTTGGGCCAAGTCACAATGGCACCAAAGACACTCGGCGCGTTCACAGACATCACACGTTTGATGATGATGCAGTCCAGCCTGGACATTGAAGCTCTTGTGCGTAACGACTTGTCCACAGCGATTGCTCTCGCAATTGACTTGGGCGCGTTGGCAGGCTCGGGTTCGTCTGGTCAGCCAACAGGTGTGAAAAACACATCTGGCATCAACGCTCCGACCAACTTTGCTGCTGCGAACCCAACCTTCGCAGAAGTTGTTGCGATGGAAACTGCGGTTGCAGAAGACAATGCTTTGTCCGGCAACTTGGCATACATCGCCCCAGCAGGCATGTATGGCGCTCTGAAAACAACTGCAAAAGACGCTGGTTCAGGCCAGTTCGTAGTTGGCCCAGACGGCAACATGAATGGTTACAACACCATCGTGTCCAACCAAGTCACAGCAGGCGATCTGTACTTCGGCAACTTTGCTGACTTGCTGATCGGCATGTACGGCGGCTTGGACATTGTTGTTGATCCATACACCAGCAGCACAAGCGGCACTGTACGCATCGTTGCACTGCAAACATGCGATGTGGCTGTACGTCACGCTGTATCGTTTGCGTTTAACAACGACGGCGCATAATATAGCTGGTGGGGGCTTCGGCCCCCACCAACTTATTAGGAGTTTTCTATGCCATATCTAGTCTTGAAATCTTGTGTAATTGATAACTCTCGCTGCAATGCGGGTGACATTTTAAATTTATCTGATGATAATGCTCGCTCCCTGACCGCCATGGGCCGCGTTGAGTATGTTGATGCTCCGCAGCCTGCGAAGGAAGTTGAGGACCGCTCCGTTGCTCTGCCAAAGAGCAAACCTGCTAAAAAGGTGACTCGGAGATCAAAGAAATGATGATCTCTTTGCTGAAAAAGGCCGCTTGGGGCGGAAAGAGTCACAAGACTGGCACAAGCCATGACGTATCACCTTCAGTGGCAAGTAAGCTAATTTCGCGAGGTTACGCCGAAATCTATGTAGAACCAAAGGAAGACAAAGATGGCGCTGCCTCTGACAAGTGATCTTGCTGCAATCATGGACGTTGATGATTTTGCTACTGCTGTCACATATAGCGGCGGCACCATCAATGCTATCTTTGATAACGAGACGATCCCTGTTGATAACGGCGGTTTCATCACTGTTCACCAAGAGCAGCCTCGCTTGACATGCAGAACCTCTGACTTGCCGTCTATCGGTGAGGGTGAGGTTATGGTAATATCGGGCGTAACATATGTGGTTCGCGCATGGATACATGATGGAACTGGTGTAACCGTAGTGCAATTGGAAAAATCATAATGGCCCATGTCCGCCAGCAAATCAGAAGCCAAATGGCAACGCTGCTGACAAGCGGCGTCGCATTGGTTTCATCTCGCGTATATAATAGCCGTGTGTACCCACTGACAGGGGCTAAATTACCTGCTATAACTGTTTATGCGGGCGCAGAGCAGTCCGGCCTAATGACTTTGGGCCGGAAAACGCTTATGAGAACGCTGACGGTCAATGTTGACGTTTACGCGTTGGCAACGGCCAATTTGGACAACGATCTTGACGCAATTTGCGTTCAGGTTGAAGAGGCCATCGCCGGGGATTACTCTCTGAATGGTCTTGCGAAGAATACAGTGCTTTCGGGTACTGAAATAGATTTCTCTGGGGAGGCCGAACAGCCTGTTGGTGTCGCCAGATTAAACTTCAGTGTCGAGTATTCCACCGACATTGATGATGTGGAAACGGCCAGATAGGAGATTCACCATGGCTACGCACGCTGGTAGCGAAGGCACCGTAAAGGTCGGTTCCGACGCGATTGCAGAAATCCGTTCTTTCTCAATTGAGGAAACTGCGGACACACTTGAAGATACATCCATGGGCGATTCCGCTCGGACGTACAAACCATCACTGACCAGCTTTTCTGGTTCTGTTGATGTATTCTGGGACGAATCTGACACAGCGGGTCAGGGCGGTCTCACAATCGGTGCAGAGGTAACTCTGAACCTTTACCCTGAAGGCGATACAGCCGGAGATACTTATCTTTCTGGTTCAGCCATCGTGACTGGTCGTTCAGTTAGTTCATCATTTGATGGGCTTGTGGAGATGTCAATTTCAGTGCAGGGTAATGGTGCATTAACACAAACAACGGTGTAAAACATGACCCTAGCAAAACGTATCGCGGCGAAGCGAGCGGAACAGCAGCGTGGTTTCTCTGACGTTGAAGAGTGGGGCGAGGCGGACAATCCGCTTCGCCTTTACTTCACCGAGGTCTCCGCAAGAGACATTGAGAAAGTCCAGCGCAAATACCCTAACTTTCTGGCTGAACCCAGCATGAGTGCAATGGTCGAGATGATTATTGTAAAATGCGAGGATGAGGCCGGCGAAAAAGCATTCACATTGGAAGACAAGGCGATCCTTCTTGGTGAGCCTGTCAACGTGATTGCGAAGGTCTTTGGTTCTATCTTTGATACTGATAGCACAGAGGATCATCTAAAAAACTAAAGGGCGATCCATTCAGGTTCAACCTCCTTGGGTTGGCGCTCAGATTAGGCAAGACCATCTCAGAGATTGAGGAAATCAGCCTTTCGGAGTATAATGAATGGATCGCATACTTTGCGCTGATCGAGGAGCGGGATAAAAATGAGTGAAAAGATCAACATTATTATCGCGGCCCAGACTAGCAGCGCGGTCAAAGGCCTAGACCAAGTATCAAAGTCCACTCAGCGCGTTGGTCAATCAGTGCAGAATGCTCAATCTAAAATGGGCAACTTCAATAAGAGTGTAACTGCTGGCGGCGTCAATCTGCGAAAGTTCGCTATGGGCGGTGCGCAGCAAGCTGGTTATCAGATTGGTGACTTTGCAGTTCAGGTCGCCAACGGTACTTCTAAGATGCAGGCGTTTGGCCAGCAGGCTCCACAGCTATTGCAAATCTTCGGCCCAATCGGTGCGGTTGTCGGCGCGGCGGTCGCTATCTTTGCGGCGTTTGCTGTTGTTGCCGAGAAGACGAAGAAAAAGACTGTCGAAACAGCATCTGCAATTGATAGGTTGAACAAAGCATTCAACACCCTTGAGGCGACTGACTTTGACTCACTCGGGGAGAGCATGTCTGCTCCTGTTCAGAAAGTGTTTGATAAATATCAGAACTTGATTAATGCAGCCCGTGAATATGCAGAATTGCAGCGGGCCTCGGCTCTAGGCGAAATCGTGCAAACCCTTAGTCCTGTGGAGGAGATGGACGAAACGAGGTCCAAGCTAAAAGAAGCCTTGAGAATCCAGCACGAAATGAGAAAGCAGGGTATCGATGTTGGTGAGAATTACGAGAACCATGTTAAAGTTATTGGAGAACTTAACGACAAGTTACTGCGTCAGCATAATGTTTCTGCTATTATATCTAAAGTAAACGGTAAAACTAGAGCGGAGACGGCTGCAAATTTAGATATAGCTATTGCTCAACTCAGAAAGGCCGGAGCTTACACAGACGAGGTGCAAGCAAGAATTATAAAGTTCCAGGAGGAAGCTGGTCTTATTGGGGTCGTAAATCAAGAACTTGACGAAGCCGCTGCCACCGAAAAGGACAGGCTAGCTGTTGCTCAGGAATTGACCAGATTCATGCGTGAGGAAGACACGATAATGGGTCAAACGGTTGTCAAGGCTAATGGCATCCACGCCGTCCTAAAGGCAATATTGCAAGATAGAGATCGCATAAAGAAGACGCTTCAAGATGAAGACACTGTTATGGGGCAGATAGTCGCCAAGTCTTTTGTCTACGCGAAGAATATGATTCAGGGCGGTAGAGGCGGCGATCCACGCCAGTTCACATACATGGATGAGTTCAGAAAGCAGCTTGCGGATGCAGACGCTGCTGCTGCGAAGTTGAATGACAATGCTCCTAAAGGTTTGTCCAAAATTGCAGCAAAGGTGAACGGTGAGCTTTCACCAGCCATGAAGCAACTTAATGGAATAATGGATTCAGTCGGTCAATCATTCGAAGACGCTATGATGAGTGCTGTTGACGGTACAAAGTCAACAAAAGAAGCATTTAAATCTATGGCCTCTGAGATCATCAAAGAGCTGTATCGCGTGTTTGTTGTCAAGCAGATCACTGGCTTTATCACCAGTGCTATTGGCGGATATTTCAACGCCAACCAAGTCTCTGGTCCGTCCATGCCGCTTGGAACTGGCAACGTCCGCCCACAGGCGAGAACCTTCGCAGGCGGCGGCTACACTGGCAACGGACCACGCGCAGGCGGCTTGGACGGCAAAGGTGGCTTTATGGCCATGCTGCACCCAAGAGAGACTGTTACAGATCACACCAAAGGCTCAGGCGGTGGCCAGGTTGTTGTCAATCAAACAATTAATGTTTCCACTGGTGTACAACAAACTGTACGCACAGAGATTAGGACGCTTATGCCGCAGATCGCCAACGCGGCGAAAGCTGCGGTTGTTGATGCAAAACGTCGTGGCGGATCATATGGAAAGGCGTTCTCGTAATGGCTATTATTTATCCTCTTGCGCTGCCAACCGTTACAGGTGTGGCTCAGATTGAATTGAGGGCCATCAATGCTGTGGCATATAGTAGATCACCATTCACGTTTTCTGGTCAGGCACATGCTTATTCTGGACAAGCATGGCAGGCAGACATAACTTTACCGCCCATGAAGCGTGATGCCGCTGAAGTTTGGATTTCTTGGTTAATTGCGCTGCGGGGTCAATTCGGCACGTTTTTGCTAAATGATCCTTCAGGGGTTACTCCTCGCGGGTCCGCTGGCGGTTCGCCACTTGTCAATGGTGCTGCGCAAACTGGCAATCTTATTAACATTGATGGTTGCCTTCCCAGCCAAACTGGATGGCTCAAGGCTGGAGATTATGTTCAATTTGGATCGGGTGCGTCAGCTTCTTTGCACAAAGTGTTGGAGGACGTAAATTCAAACGCTAGTGGTGAAACAACTCTTGAGATTTGGCCAAGCGTCAGGAATGCTCCATCTGACAATTCTTCAGTGGTTACATCTAGCGCCAAGGGCTTGTTTCGTTTATCATCAAACGAGCAGGCATGGTCAGTCAACGAGGCCAGCATCTATGGAATAACTTTTGGTGCAATGGAGGCGATCTGATGTCGCGTAATAATCCAGAAATTACATCCGCACTATTGAAAGACACCGTTGAGATATTTAACGCGGTTGAGATTATCTTAGACAATCACACTTTGCGGTTTTGGACGGGATACGGAAAGCGCGCCATTGGCGCACCTGTCAACGTAGACACGATAGGTATTGGTGATGAGTATATCGTCACATCGGTTGGAGACACTGACTTCACTTTAATCGGAGCCGCCAGCAACACTGCCGGAGAGGTATTCTACGCAACTGATCGCGGCACGGGAGCGGGGACTGTTTCAAAGGTTTATACTGGTGCGGGACAGTTAATGGGAATTAGCGGCCTGACTGAGGTCAGTGATCTCAGCGCACAGAGTGCCACACTTACATTCAGCGGCATCCCTTCTGATATTATCTCTATGGCGCTTCGGGAGCCTTATCAGCGGCGTGAATGCAAGATTTATTTTGGTATCGCATCAAGCGACTGGATATTGCAGTTTGGCTCTTGGGACGACACTGGAGTCTGGGTTGATACGTCTGAGTGGAATGATGGTCCTGGCGATACAGATGCTGGTGACTTGTATTATGCTACGTCAGAGGTGTTCAGCGGCGAGATGGACACGATGGATATCCAGGACAGCTCTGATTCGAGTGTCATACAGCTTTCGGTCACAAGTCGATTGATTAAGTTAGATCGCGCAAATGTTCGTCGATATACTTCAGAAAACCACAAGTCCAGGTATCCAGCCGACACATTTTTTGATAATGTGTCAAAAATTCAAGACATGCAGATTGTCTGGGGAAGAGCGTCGTGAATATAGAAGCATTGAACGAATATCTTGAAGGCAAACGTAAGACAGATTTCGTTTGGGGGTCTAACGATTGTTTGACTTTCACGAATGGCGCTTTTCATGCGATGTACGGCGAAGGTTGGTGCGATGACTGGCTGGGCCGCTATATGAGGGGTAAGGAGCATATTGCAAACGACGAGCTTCAGTCTGAGTTTGGATTTGAAACCCTTGAGGAAGGCGTTTCATCAAAGTTGACAAAGATTGATTATATTGCACCGCGCGGGGCCTTGGTAACTGCAAAGTTGTCTCGACGTTTTTTGTTGGGTCAGGCATTTGGCATAAGCACTGGCACAAAGGCCGCCTTTCTCACCAGAAGGGGTCTTCTTTATTTGCCAGTAGATAGAGTTAGCAGTGCGTGGATTAAGCCATGATGTATAAACTTGGCAGCATTACCAGGAATAGCTGGAATAGTTGGGATCGCGTGCCTCGAGCCGAATATGTTGGCACCGCTATACTTAGCTCATTCGGTTCTGCTGGTGCAACCTTAGCCACAACTACTTTTCTCGGCACAACTGGCGCATATATTGTCGGTACAATAGCTATAAGTGTTGCGACCAGCTACGCTGTCAGCGCACTCATGCCAAAACCAGATTTCGGCAATTTGAACAGCTCTACTGGAAGGCTCCTGACTTCAAGAGAGGCCATTCAGCCTCAACAATACATTTACGGCGAAGTTCGCAAGGGTGGCACGATTGTGAGCATGTCTACATCTGGAACTAATAATTCAAGGCTTCATGTGGTAATTGCGATTGCGGGACATGAAGTTGCTGATATTTCTGATATTTATATAAATGATGAAATTGTTACTCTTATTGATGATGATCCTTCGCTTATTGTGCAAGGAATTGTGCAGAGTGAGCCTTGGACAGGTTCTATCAGAGTTTTGAAATACGATGGAAGCCAGACATCTCCACCAAATTTTGAATATATAACAGGTGATCCAACGACTTATGGCACTGGAGAAAAAATAGCGTACTTATACGTTGATATGTATTACGACCAAAACAAATTTGCTTCAGGAATGCCAAGCATTACTGCCGTTGTGCGTGGAAAAAAGGTTTACGACCCTAGAGATCCTGCGCAGAGCGCAACCGATAGTTCAACGTGGACATACAGCGCAAATCCAGCTTTGTGCGTTGCTGATTACATTCGTGCTGATTATGGGCTTGGAGATTCGTCTTATGATAGAATTGACGACACAATGCTCCAAGCAGCGGCCAATATATGTGATGAGCAGGTTGCGCTTTCGGGTGGCGGGACTGAGAATAGATATGAGTGTCACGGTGTTTTGTCGGCAGAAAGTACGCCGGCAGACAATCTGAGCAGAATGCTAACATCCTGTGCTGGAACAATTTTCTGGGGTTCAGGCAAATGGAAAATTAAAGTTGGAGCTTACACCTCGCCTGTCAAAGACTTTACTCTTGATGACATTAGGAGTGAAATTAATGTTAAGACTAGAACCAGCGCAAGAGACAATTTCAATTCTGTTCAAGGTACATTTATTGATGCCGAGCAAGACTGGATCAGCTCAGACTATCCTCAAATAAAAAGCACTGGCACCTTCCTGTTTGAGGACGGTGGCGTTGAGAACATTTTAGACCTTGATCTTCCCTTCACTACATCCTCATCAATGGCTCAACGACTAGCCAAGCAGACCTTATTTAGAAGCCGAGAGCAGATAGCATTTTCCGCTGAGTTCGGAATGTCTGCGTTTGAGGTTGAGGTTGGTGACATCGTGCGATTGACCGTTGACAGATACGGATGGTCAAACAAAGAGTTTGAAGTTGTTTCGTGGTCTCTTGCTGCCAACAGCGATGCTGGCGATATGCGAGTGTCTATGTCATTACAGGAAACAAGTCAGACTGCATTCTCTTGGGATTCGGAAGAGACATCAATCGCAACTAACAACACAATCTTGCCTAAATTTTATGATGATGTTGGGTTTGGATTTTCGCCGACTTTGGAAAATATTTCCTTCGGTGAGAAGTTTCAGCGCGATCTTGTTATCGATGTTTCATCTAGCAATTTGGGACGCATTGAGAGTTTGGAGGTTCAGCTGCAAAGGGCGACAGATAATACCAATGCTTTGTCGCCCATAGGGCTGATTAACCGTGAGCTTGTAATCGAGGGATTGGCTGGCGCTGATGATCTTTTCAGCAGTCAGACCATTAATGGCCGAAAGATTGGCGACATCGACAACGACGGCGATGTGGATATTGATGACATTGATGATTATGCTGAATATTACTACGGTGCATTGAGTGATAGCACCAAACTTACCCGCATTGGTGAGATGCACACCTACATGCTTGAGAGACCTGAGCTTTTCTCTCGTTACCTTTACTCTGACCTTATAGTCAAAACTGACTATGAAAATGTGTTTACAGGTCCGCCGCCAACAATCAGAGTTCAGAATATCTCCGGTGGATCTTATAATATCAAAATCACTCCGATAACAAAGCTGGGCTTTCGCGGCTCTCCTGTTATCCATCCTGCATTTGAGGTTCCTTTTTCTGACTCAACTATAGCTGCTCCGACTGAGGGATTTGTCAGCGTTAATGACATATCTTCAACTCAGCTTTATTGGGAGACATCTGAAAGCCAAGCTCTTTCGCATTACGAAGTTCGTCACACTCAGGTAGTTGATGGCGCAACGGTATCTTCTGGCAGCTTTGTGGCTGGTCTTCACTACAAAATAAAAACAGTTGGGACCACTGACTTCACCAAGATCGGAGCCGCGAGCAACACTGTCGGCCTGGAGTTTTGGTGTCACAGCGACTTTGACAATGATGTGCCTTACGATCAGATCGGTGAGGGGAACGGAACTGCGACCAATGTTGTTTACATTGATAAGACTGTTCCTTGGGTTGATAAGGTTGCGCGTCCCGCAAACAATATAACTGCTGGCACAAAAGAAGGAACTTATGTTGTCCGAGCGATCAGCAAGGCAGGCACTCCATCTCTGAACTATTTACGCCTTCCGCTTGACGGCTCTGAAATCTCAAATCCATATTCCAGCTCAACAACAGCAAATCGTTGGGCCAGCAATAGCGTAGATTTTGAGCAATTATCCTACACTGTTGAAGATCCCATTTTTCCATCGGGGAGCTATGTAACGTCAGCGAATTATAAAGGTAAGATTGTTATCTGGGGATATGCAAGTCATCCAGATCTTGCTGGTGGAAATGACATAGATTTGGGTTCTGTTCAGGAGGCTAGGGTCACATTCAATTATGATTTCGCCAGAATCAATCTTGATAACAAGGAGACCTTCACGATAGATCAAGTTTTTGGAGTTTGGGACAATCTCGGATGTTTGGTTGATGATATCAACAACGAAATACAAGCTGACTTCAAAATCATTCCTTATGTTGATGTGGGCAACGGTTTTCAGCGAGTAACATCAAACATTATAAAAGGTCGTTACTTTAAGTTTAAAGTTGAGGTACTATCGAAAGCATACAATGCAGGCCCGACTTTTAGGGGTGTGAGCAATATAAACGAACCTTCAACTGGTTTGTTTGAGTGGACAGGTGGCATAATCGCCAAAGTGGAGTATTAAAATGTCACAACATGACTTTGATATAATCAACCAATCGTCGGGAGCTTTTAGGATTGACCTAAACTTAGCGTTAAAGGCTCTTGCGTCTTTATCGAGCGGTGAAAGTGAGCCTGCGACTAAATACGCAAACATGCTCTGGTATGACTACGACACAGATCCAGCGACCAGCATTTTAAAGATGCGCAATGCGACCAACGATGCCTGGATAAACCTTTTCTATCTTGACCAAACAAATGGTCAAATTCACATCCTTGACGACACTCATGTTGTTGACACAAGTGGCACGCAAACTGGCTTGGTCGGAGATCAGGACGAAAGCGTTTGGACGACGGGAACTGGAGTTATTGATAGCCTTGTGTCGCCTGCTAAAATAAAAGCGGCCATTGACCAGTTCGCTCCAGACAGTGTTGGCGTTTTGCAGACTTGGCAGGACATGAGCGGGTCCAGAGCGGCAGACACGGCATATCAAAACACCTCTGGAAAGGCTGTCAATGTGGCCGTACAACTAGGGACGGGGACAACTTATTTGCAAGTATCTTCTGATGGCGTAACTTATTTAAGCATTGCAAACGGCAATGCCTCCACAACGGCTCCGGCATCTGCTATAGTGCCTAATAATCATTATTATAAAGTCGTCGGCTCTTACACCCGCTGGCATGAACTGCGATAGGAGATAATCAATGGCTCAAATCAGCAACGGTGAATCAGGTTTATCCGCTCGCAACAAGCTCAACGAGGTAATTGACAAAATTGAGGGTAACTCCGCGATTGGCAATGATATTGAGGTAACTGGCACAGTCACAATGGACGGCGGTTCTACATCTGCCGACTTTACCTTCGGCGACAACGACAAAGCCATCTTCGGCGCTGGGTCTGACCTACAGATTTACCATGATAGTTCAGCATCTTATGTTTCAGAGCAGGGTGTAGGGCCGCTTAACCTGCTTGCCTCGCAGTTAAATATATACAACGCAAGTCAAACCTCACAGTTAGCACAATTTAACACCACATCATCTAAACTTTTCCATGATAACGCAGAAAAACTCGCCACCACCAGCACAGGTGTAGACATCACTGGGACTTTGACCAGCGATGGGCTGACTGTGGATGGCAATCCCGTGCTGGCTGCGTCAGTAAACAACTCAAGCACAACAGCAGGCACAGGCGGGTTAAAAGTAAACACCGCAAGCACAAGTTCTTCAACCATTCCCTTTTATGTTCGGTCGGATAATAAAAATCGACTAAGGGTTAAAGGTAACGGAGATTTTGAACTGTACGAGGACACAGGCACCACGCCAAAAATGGTGTGGTCAGCGGCTGATGAGAAGCTAGAGATAGGAAGCATTCAAGGTGGTGCTGATGGGCTTCTTGCGGTAAAAACCAATGCTAACAATCACGCTATAGCTATTGAGGAAGCCAGTGGGGTTGAGGCTTATGCAATTGGAGTTGAGTCCGATGGCTCACTTGGTTTTTATAATAGTGGTAGCACAACTGCATCTGTTACGTTTGATGACAGCGGTAATGTCGGGATTGGGACGAGTTCGCCAGACTACAAACTAGAAGTAGAAGAAGTAGGGACGGGTAGTGGTTTAGGCGGTATTGCCGCTGCTACTGCAACGGCAGGTGGAAATGCAGGCTATCGTTGGGTAAGCGGAGGAACTTCACGTTTTGGAATGACGCTGATAGGCAGTGCGGGTTCAGAAAGTTTACGAATATATGATTCTAACAACTCAACTGAACGCCTCCGAATCACCAGCTCCGGTAATGTTGGGATTGGCACAAGTTCGCCTAGTGCTACGCTTAACTTGAGTGGTGGTGGTAACGCCATTGTTCGCCTAGAGAATAATTCCTCGTCATTGACTACTAACTCACTTCTAGGGTCTACGCAGTTTTATTCTAATGATCCATCTGGTCTTGGTGTTGGCGTAAAAGCATCCGTAAATGCGTATTCTGAAAACTCTACTGGCTCTGCGTATTACATGACGTTTAACACTACGTCATTCTCTGGGAGTAATGATACAGAACGTATGCGCATCAACAGCATCGGTAATGTTGGGATTGGTACATCTGATCCCAGCACTCGTCTGGACGTATCAACCAGCACAAGCACTATAGCAACTTTCCGTGTTCCAAGCGGCGGAGGAGCTAACAATAAACGCCTTGAGGTAGCTACTGGTGGCGACCGTGTAATATTTAAGGCTTACACAGACAGCGATAGCTCAGCTGCCGATATAGCGTTTAACAATGGCGCTACATCAGAAGCCATGCGGATCACCAGCTCCGGTAATGTTGGGATTGGCACGAGTTCGCCATCGTACAGGTTAGACCTCGGCACCGTAAGCAATGGCACAACTCTGTTCAACGTAACCAACGGTTCCAACAGCAACTTACGATTTAAGATTGAGGATGGTGTCTCTACCATCATGAACACAGGTAGTTCAGCTGCGTTAGCCTTTACTTCTGGTGGCACCACAGAACGCATGCGGATCACATCGGCAGGCAGGGTAGGTATAGGGAAAAGCAGTCCTGATGAAGAATTAGACATTTATGCAAGTGTCCCGACCATTCGGCTATCTGACTCTGATGGATCTTACTCTAGGGTGGCGCACAACACTGCTTCCATGATTCTTCAAGCGGATGAAGGTGGCGTTGGGACTGGCAGTATGCGGTTTGATGTTGGCGGCTCAGAAACCATGCGCATCGACAACAGCGGACGGGTTGGAATTAACACGACTTTTCCTGATGATAAGCTTCATGTTTATAGCTCAAGCAGTTTAGATCACATAAAAGTAGATGGCCCTGCTGGCATAAATAGAAATATTAATTTTGCAACTGCTGGTTCTACTAGGTGGAATATCTACGCTAATAGTACTGCTGAAAGTGGTTCAAATGCTGGCTCTAATTTATCTTTTGGAAGATATACTGATGCTGGAGCATATAACGGTGTCGCTATGCTTATTGAGCGCAGCAGCGGACGGGTTGGGATTGGCACTAGTTCGCCAAACAGAGATCTTCATGTAATTGGCACTGCTACCATTGAAACAACGACAGGAAATGGGTCTTTTTTGTTCGTCCCAACGGATACGGACAACCGCCTATATTCTCGTGCGAATAATGCTTCAAGTACCGCATTGCCTTTGTCGTTTATTATGGGCAACACAGAAGCCATGCGGATCAACAGTAGTGGTAATGTCGGGATTGGCACAAGTTCGCCGACAGGTACATTGTCAATAGATAGTACAGGTGGAACAAGCCAGTCTATTATTACTACAAGCACAAATGGATCGTCTTATGTAAACTTAGAGATTGGCGGTATTAATGCCACCCCAAGCATCAAGAGAGAAATAACCTTCCACACAAATGCTGCGAGTGGCTCAAGAACAGAACGCCTTCGCATCGACAGCAGCGGTAACTTGCTGGTGGGGACTACTGACACAACACCGTATAATAACAACGCAGGAACGTCAGCAGATCAAGGTTTTGTTGTATCTGGCGGTCGCATATATGCTGCCACAAATGGTAACAGCGTAAGTATCTTGAACCGCACGTCAACAGACGGCGACATTATTCAGTTCCGCAAAAACGGCACCACTGTGGGGAGTATTGGGACGTATGGTGGTGACTTGGATATCGGCACTGACGACACCGTTATTCGTTTTAACAATGGCATCGATGCTATTTTCCCTGTTGCATCTGTTGGTGGCGTAGGCCGAGATAATGCTGTTGACCTTGGCTTTTCAGGCGCACGCTTCAAAGACCTCTACCTGTCTGGCGGTGTATACCTTGGCGGCACTGGGTCGGCTAATAAGCTGGATGACTATGAGGAGGGGACTTGGACGCCTGTTGATGGAAGTGGGGCGGGGCTTACGTTCTCTAACGTTGCTGCTAACTACACGAAAATCGGCAGGCAGGTTTTTATTCAATGCGAGTTACAATACCCGTCAACGGCAGACGTATCTGACATGGATATCTCTGGTTTGCCCTTTGCCGCAAGGGATACGTTTAGATTTGCGGGTGTTATGGCCTACACGACAAGCACACTTGCTGGCTCTGCTCAAATTTTAAATGGACAAACAACGTCAATAAGATTCAGGGAAAACGGCTCATCAATAGTGATACACAATGACCAGTTGAGCGGAGTTGTTTGCAGATTTACAATGGTCTATCACACCAATTCATAACCACCCCTGTTGGATCATAGGGTAGTCAGTCCAACCATCACAGGAGATAAACGATGGCACTAACAGAACGCACAGTTGAAGACAAAATTGAGATTGTCGGAGACCACAAACACATCCAAGTACGCACAGCAGTAGTGATCGAACGTGACGGTGTAGAGATCAGCCGATCCTTCAGCCGCCATGTAGTTGCACCAGATGCAGACATCACAAACGAAAGCTCAGAGGTTCAAGCCATCTGTGCAGCCGTCCACACACAAGCGGTTAAGGATGCTTATGCCGCCCATCTAGCCGAACAGGAGGTTTAACCTATGGCCGTAACTTACACTTGGACTATCCCCACCTGCGAACATGACATTGCATCTGGCGGAATTAACGTAATTCACTGGCGCTGCACAGGCGTTGACGGTGACAACTCTGCGTCATCTTATGGTACTGTCGGTCTAACACCTGACGCGTCCTCCCCTGACTTTGTTGCTTATGCTGACGTTACTGAAGCAATGGCTCAAGGCTGGGTGTGGAATAGTGTATCGCAAGATGACACTGAAGCTGCTATTGCTGCTAATATTGACGCAATGGCAAACCCAACCGAAGCTTCTGGGACACCCTGGGGCTAACTTAACTTAAAAGGAGATCACGATGGCCGAAGACAAAAAGGTAATCACGATCAACGATGTTGACTACACTGAAGACCAACTGACAGATCAGCAAAAGGTGATGATTAATCACATCAACTCTTTGCAGCAGAAAATCAACTCTGCGCAGTTTAATATGGATCAGTTGATGGTCGGCAAAGATGCGTTTGTAAATATGCTCACGGCATCTTTGGAAGCGCCAGCGGAAGAGGTGTAGGATTAGCTTGAATTTGTGACGGCTAACCCTGAGTAACTTTTGCTTGCGTTCAAGTGGCAAACAGACCTGAAATGTGATACATATTATATTGAATAAAGCGCAAAGAAGGTTGCAATATGGAAGCCGAGATCATGTGGAGCGGACTGCTATCAATCGTCGTAACTGGAATTGGCTTCTGGGTTAAGTCATGGACCAATGAAATCACGCGCTTGCAGATACTTATCAATCGCACGCGCGAAGAATACATCACTAAGGCGGACAGCTCCGACCAGATGAATAGGCTGATGACGCGGCTGGACGGCCTAGACGCCAAAATAGACCGATTGATAGAGAGAAAATGATGCTTTGCGCGCTGGTCTTTGTGAGCTTCGGACACGCATGGATACAGGGCGCAGGCAATGTTTTGGTCAAATCTTGTTATTACGAGTGCGGCCAGAAAAAGATCGGCAAGGGCCAATGGTATGATCGCAAGTATAGCTTGCCGCCGCACTACATCTGTCCAGTGAGGTTCGCAGAAGCATGATTGATCCAATTTCCGCTATAGCCATTGCCGCGGGGGCGGTGAACAATGCCAAGTCGCTGATCGCCGCTGGCAGAGATGCTTCGTCAGCTCTGAGCAAATTCGCTGGTGCTGTTTCTGACGTAAATTACGCGGCTGAAAAGGCCAAGAATCCGGGCGTGTTTGCGTCTCTGACTGGCTCCGCAGAACAGGCTGCGATTGACGCATTCTCTGCGCAAAAACGCTTGCAGGCGATGAAGAAGGAAATCGAGACAATCATCATGTACCAGCACGGGCCGAAAGGTTTGGAGGAGTATAAAGACACGCTCCGCAAGATCAGAGCGCAGCGCAAGAAGACTGCGTATCGTCAGGCTGAGATCAAAGAGGCCATCGTAATGTGGGTGGTCGGCGGCATCATCGTGCTGGCTGGAATTGCTGGCCTTGGGGCCGTGTTATATTTTATCGGCAAACAGCAGGGAAAATGGTAGATGAAGGACGCAGAGATCATACGCTTGTTTGATCAAAACCTTGAACTAATCATTGAGGGCTTGGCTGCGCGATCTGGTCGAGAGTTCAATGAGGTTCTTTTGCTTTTGCAGGAAGGTAGGAAACTACATGGCCCACACAATATTAGATGACTGGAAGGTTCTGCCGCGCTTGATGATGTTCGTCACGACGGTCATGTATATACGCTGCTTAGAGTGGGCGATGGGTCAGCCAGATTTGTCAGTCTCTCAAGCTGGTCTGATCTCGGTGGTCACTGGAACTTTCACAGCGGCTTTCTCGATTTGGATGGGGAAAGAGTCCAAGACGAGCGTGACAAGCACTGGTTCAAGCTCAAAGGTTGAGTATGAGGTGGACAAATGAGCATTCTGAGTGCGCTGATTGCGCCAGCCACTGAGCTGGCCAACAAATTCATCCAAGATAAAGATCAGGCCGCACGCTTGGCGCATGAGTTGAGTACGATGGCCGACAAGCACGCGCAGCAAGCCATGCTGGCGCAGATTGAGGTCAACAAGGCTGAAGCGGCCAGTGGATCTGTATTCAAGGGCGGCTGGCGTCCGTTCATTGGCTGGGTTTGCGGCGCTGCGTTTGCATATCACTTTGTGCTGCAACCATTCATAGTTTTCGGCGTCACAGTAGCTGGTGTCGCCATACCGGAGCTGCCTACTTTTGACATGGGCAGCTTAATGACCGTAATGATGGGAATGCTCGGCCTGGGCGGACTCAGAAGTTACGAGAAAAAACAGGGACTGACGAAATGACTTACAAATTATCACAGCGCAGTTTGGATCGCATGGAGGGCGTCGATGAAAGGTTGGTTGGAGTGGTTAAACATGCAATCACAGCGACCAAAACGGATTTCGGCGTTATCCAAGGGCTTCGCACGATTGAGATGCAGAAGGCGCTGGTCGCCAAAGGCGCGTCACAGACAATGAAATCCAAGCACCTTGATGGCCTTGCCGTTGATTTGATGGCCTACGTTGGTGGGCGAGGGTCATGGGAGCTGAATTTATATGATGACCTGGCGGATGCAATGTCTGAGGGTGCCAACGCTGTTGGCTGCAAAGTGCGCTGGGGCGCTGCATGGCACATCGATAGCATTGGCCAATATAAAGGCACAATGGAAGCGGCCATGAACGAATACATTGATTTGCGTCGGTCACAGGGCAGACGGCCCTTCATCGATGGTCCACATTTTGAACTTATGATCTAGTCTAGCTAGGTTAGCTAAGTGCGGGTCCAAGATCAGAAGGCCAGCGCGGCAGTTGGAAGGGCGGGCGAGCATATAGCACTCGCTCGGCTTTCGCTTGCTGGTTATCTCTGCACCCTATGCCAGATCAGGGACCACGATGCGTATATACAAATGTATGAACGCACTCTCACCTTGCAGGTAAAGAGCGCCAGCAAGGCGCATGGAGTAGGGCGAAGGTACAAGTTCCACACAGCTAAAAAGAGCGGCCATCGATCAGACGTTTACGCCTTTGTCGCTGTGGATCTTGATGCTGTAGTCTTTCGACGCGGAGACGAAGTTCTCAAGGCAACAACATATGTACCAGAGGCAGAATTCCTAAACGAAAGCCAGTCGATGCAAAAAACTCTAAGCAGCTTCAAATAGTATCTTGCGGGTCGGCGTCGCTTTGATTACAAAGTTTGAGTGGGTGGCTCAACCGTAACCTTGTTTATTGGTTAACGCGTTACCGAATGTGCCAACATCACGCCACCCACACGATTACTAAAATATAATCCCCACAGCGGCCATCAGACCAGCGCCAGCGACGAAGCCAAAGATGGCTCCAATCAGACCGGCTGCGTTTATCATGCGCTCGATTTCTTTGTCATCCATCTAAACTCTCCACCATTTGTATTCTTCCGCCAATCCAGCGCATCACTGGCACGGCCATTGAGTTGCCCATTGCCTTGTATCGAGGACCATCTGGGCAGCTTTCTGCTGGCTTGTTGCGATATGGAATTTGCGTGTAGTTATCAGGGAAGCCTTGCAGGCGCTCGCATTCTGTTGGGGTTAAGCGTCGCACTTGAAGGTCAGATTGCACTGCATGTCGGTCACCCGCTGTTAGTGTGTATGACACTCCACTTTCATCAATTCCGAAGCCTTGTGATGTTGGCTGCTTTTCTTTGAGCGCTTGTGCTTGTGTTGCCACCGCGTGTTGGCTGCCTACGTCAAGAGTGTACATTGGCCCGTCATTTGTTATGCCCAATCCATTTTGCGATGCACCTCTAGTGGCATTCTGTATCGCCACCGCTGGTGTCTTGCTCTTATCCAGCGTTGGCGTGACTTCAGTTGACACGCTGTCGCCTTGGTTGGCGCTGTTTTGTGCGCCAAAGGCTATTGGCAATGTTTCTGTTGTCGGATCGTATGCGATTCCCGTGCGAGTTGTAAGGCACTGAGCCACAACAGCCTCCGCTTCTACTCGCTCGTTGCCTGTGCGACTGAATGGAGCGCCTTGTGTAACTGTGGGGGCAGCTTCTTGCCCCGCTTCTCTGCTCGGCGCAGGATGCCCTGACATGCTTTCGCGCTCAAAAAGAACCGCTGCGGCACGCCGCCAGTCTCCAAGGTATCCGACAACGAACACACGGCGGCGTCGCTGGGCCACTCCGAAGTATTGAGCGTCAAGCACTCGGTAGGCGAACCCATACCCGAGCTGGCCCAGCGCCCCGAGAAAGGTTCCAAAATCCCGTCCTCGTTGGCTAGACAAGACGCCGGGGACGTTCTCCCAAACCAACCACTTGGGCTGATATTGTGCAGCAATGGCAAGATAGGTGAGCATGAGATTTCCCCTTGGGTCATCAAGTCCCTTGCGAAGTCCTGCGACGCTGAACGATTGGCAGGGGGTTCCTCCGACCAGAAGGTCAATTGATCTGTCAATGGGCCACTCCTTAAATTGCGTCATGTCGCCAAGGTTAGGGACATCTGGATAACGATGCGCCAGCACGGCGCTTGGGAACTTTTCTATTTCGCTGAACCATTGCGGCTTCCAGCCAAGAGGATGCCATGCGGCTGTGGCCGCTTCAACGCCAGAGCAAACTGAACCATATTTCATGCCTCATCCTCAAACTTGTTCGACAGCGGTTTGATCGGCTGCTTGCTGAAGATCCACCGCCACTGCGGCTTTGTGTACCCAGGCACCTTGATGAAATCGCGCACACGGTACAGCTTTCCAGCGTCGGCCATGTTGTTCAGATAACTTGAGGTGCGAGCAATGCTCTCACCGAGCATACCAGCGCCCTCAGAAGCCGATATGCGTTGGTCATAGCGCAACATGCGGAAAAGACGCTCACCCTGTTCTATGCCGTGCTGACGGCGCTTCTCAGCCAGCTCAATCGCACTTGGGTGCATGGTTGACTTGCGGGCCTCACGCGATGGCAGTGGATCGCGCTTGCCGAGCTTATGCTGCAACTTCTCAAACTCAAGCAGGACGTGACCGTAAGTGATCTCAAACCGCTCATGCTTGTCTGTGACGCCCTCCAGCATAGCCTTCAGTCGAGCTTCGGCAGATCGCTGATCGCGGATTTTAGCTTCTCGAGCAGAGCGCCTTGCTCTTGCAGCCTCTGCTGCAACGCTGGCCTCATCGCTGTCTTCGGTTCCGACAGCAGAATTGAGTTCACTCTTTCGAGCCGTTTTATATATTGCATTATTAGGTCCATATTGGCGCCTCTTTCGCTTCAGGGTTATATTAAGTTTACTTGTGATCCGGCCAACGGTGGTCGGTGTTACGCGCAGCAATTCAGCAATTTCGCTTTGTGACATATCCATCTCTGCGCACCTGATGACCTGATCGGTCAAGGTTTCAGCTTCCTGTCTCATTCGTCTTCCTCCAGCGGCTCGATCTGACCTTTTCCATTGCAGTTGTCGCAGTCCTGCACTTCCGACTCAAAGTCGCCGTGCCAGGTCGCACTCTGGCGCACCCAGACTTCGCGCTCAACTTGGCCATCGCCATCGCACTCAGGGCAATCAATTAGCTTGCTCATATCAAGTCTCCACGAAATCAGAGGCGTTCATGGCCCACAATATGAAATTGGGCTTTGTCAGGCCGGCGCGGTTATAGACAGCGGCCTTCGCAATGCGTCCGGCAGTAAAATTTCGCTGGGCTGAGTTGCCTGCTGTTTTGCTGTCAATGTTAAGATAGTCGGCAATTTCAGCGGTAGTGCAGTATTTCGTCTCACTTATGTAAGCAAAGACAGCCTTGTCTAGCTTTTGCGGAGACATTGGGTCCGGCTCTGGCTCTGGCAACTTGATGACCTCGCCAGTGGTCTCTGGCTGCGGGAACTTAACGCCGTTTTCGATCTTAATTGCCATCCAAGGTGTAGAGCTGGCCTTGTCGGAATAGTTGGGGATCAGGACGGCATTGATGCTGTCGCCAGCCTTCACATCATGATCGTCAACAACGCCAGCGGGGATAAAGACGCCTTCTGCGCTTTCTATGTCATAGGCAAAGCAAAAGCCGTTGAAGTGGACATTGGTTATGATGATTGATTTAGTGTGCATTGTATCTTCCTTTGTTTTAACTTCTGTAACTCTTCATCACATATCAAAACAATATTGGCAACACATATTTTGCGCTTGCAATGATATTTATTTAATATTAATGGTAGGGAGTAAGCATAGGAGGGTCCAATGGATCACAATCAACTGATAGGTTTTACCCAGGCCCAGAAGGAAGCCATCGCAGAGGCGGCACGCCGAGCTGGGTTGTCATTTACAGCATTTGTGCGGAGTTCCGCCGTATCAAAGGCCGCTGATGCTGGCGTTGAAGTAACGCAGCCGCGAGTTGATTAATGGTTAACGGGCGCAATAAGGGCGCATCGTTTGAGCGTGAAGTTGCCATAATGCTACGCGATGAGCTGGGTATTAACTTTAAGAGAAACCTAGAGCAATATCGAACCGCTGGTCACGCTGACCTGATCCCAGATGACCCGGCATTCCCGTTTACCTTGGAGCTGAAGCGATACGCCAGCGGCCCAATCGGCGGTGCGCCTGCATGGTGGGATCAAGCTGTGGGTGCTGCCGATCTTGATGGCAAGATGCCATGTCTAATCTACAAATACGACCGCAAGCCAATGCGATGTGTGATCCCGCTGGCTGCGTTGACTGATTGCGATCACGATTACACCGCAGAGGTAGACTTCGAGACCTTCTGCTATATTGCGAGGGAGGCAATGGGATGCTAATCCAATTATCACCGAAAGAAATGTCGCAATGCAGGCAGGCTGCGGCTATGCGCTGGCAGCTTGCTAGGGCGTCTGGCGTTGTTAATCAGCGCAAGGATAAGAGCAGGTCTGACGCAGATTTGGATTTGTTGGGCGTTAAGGCTGAAGTCGCCGTGTCTAAGGTGTTTAACATTCCGCATCAGCACGCGATTGGCGTGGACGATGGGTGTGACCTATGGCTAGATAATATTTCTGTTGACGTAAAGGCCACGTTTCATAAGGGAGGCAGGTTACTGTTTAAGCGCAAGGAGGCGTTTAAAGCAGATTGCGCTGTGCTGGTCTGCCAGATTGAGCCTAATAAACTTAACGTGGTTGGCTACGCCTCACAGGCCACGTTTATGAATAAGGCGCAGGAAATTGATCTGGGTCACGGCAAGGGCTGGGCTATGGTGCAGGACGAATTAAACTCGCTTGAGAGGCTGTGGTATGCCTCCCGGAAATTAGGATTGAAATTATAAACAAGGAGAAAATGTGATGATTCCCGCTGACCAGCTAACCAATGCTCAATATCACGCCACTGACGCGATTAGCTCATCTGACGTGAAAATGGTTTACGGCAAGTCGCTGGCACACTGGAAGGCCAAGGTCTACAAATCCAGCACCGTGTTTGATGTTGGAACCGCTGTCCACGCAATGTGTCTTGAAGGCGAAAAGAACTTGGTCATTCGTGGCCCAGAGACACGCAGAGGCAAGGCTTGGACGGAGGCTTATGAGGACGCGCAGGCAAACGATCAAACGCTGTTGACCGCCGGCGATTACGATCTTGCGCGGAATATTGCCGATAGTGTTCTGTTTCACCCGGCAGGGCAGCGGATGGCAGGGCCAACAACGGTCAACGAAGCCAGCTTCTTTGCCACTGACCCCGAGACTGGGCTGAAAATCAAATGCCGCCCAGATAGCCTATGGGATGCAAAAGGCGTGCTGTATGACATCAAGACCTGTCAGGATGCTTCACCGCGTGGCGTGGCAAAGGATATGGTGACTTACAACTACGCCATCCAAGCCGCCTTTTACCTGCACGTTATGGGTTGCGCTGGTCATAAGGCTGAACAATTCGTCTTCGTAAATGTGGAAAAAGCGGCTCCATATGCCGTATCAACAAACATATTGTCACCAGAATATCTGGCCTGGGGTAAGCAAAAGATGCACGAAACCCTGCGCCAGATCGCAGAAGCCAACCAAGCCCAGAAGTGGGATACAGGTTGGTCCGAAACAACCAATGTGGTTGTACTACCTCGGTGGTTGCAGAACGACGCAGCCGACTTTTAATAGCTAGGAGAAAACACATGGCTAACACAGACTTCAAACCCGTGATGATTCGAGACATTGAATATAAATACCCTCGCCTCAACGCGACCTATCGCTTTAACACCTCTCAAAAGAAGTCAGAGGAATGCGCGCCAAGTGCTTCCGGCGCGGCTTACTCAATAGCTTGGGAGATGAGCGCAGATGCCGCAAAGGCGCTGCACGCTGACCTGAAGACGCACTATGAAAGCTGCGGTCGCAAGGAAGCCTTCACCAAAGTCTTCGGCATGAAAAAGCTAGACAGCGGCAACTATGAGTTCCGCGCAAAGCGTAATGGCACAAACAGCCAAGGTACTCTCAACGAAAAGCCTCGCGTGATTGATGGCGCAAAAACCCCGCTGGCTGACACCGCAATCTGGAGCGGCTCAAAGGGCAGCATCAAGGTAACTGCGTACCCCGTGACAGATCCAGACGGCAACGGTGGCATCAGCTTGCTGATTGACACGGTGCAGGTCTCACATGCAGTGTACGGTGGCGGTGGTCTGGATGACTTCGATGAAGTGCCAACAACGATGTCTGGCGGCGTTGACGAAGCTCTCGATGACTTTGGACCTGCTACTGCGCCAGCACAGCAGGCAGCGCCGGCGCCAGCTGAGCTAGAGGACGAAATACCCTTTTAGTCAAAAGAAAACCCCGGCAGTTGGGACGCTGCCGGGGTTCCATGGGAGAAAACAGACCGTAATTGGTGAAAGGGTCCGAACATGAACAGACTAACAAAAACCAGCCAAGTTGGCAAGAAGCAGCTTCTATTAGCACATGGTGCGCACGATACAAAAATCGGCGACAAATACCTAGAATATGACGGTATCACCCTGGCTGAAATAGCCGATATGGTGAACGAGCCGCAGGCAAAGGAAAAAGCCGACGCCTCATTCATTATTCCATCAACCTACCGTGACTACGATGGTCGTAACCACGCTACGCAGCGCGAGCATGGAGAATATTGGCTGCTGGCCCTAGATGTTGACGAAGGTGATCCATCTCTGACAGAACTGCGCACAGCCGTTGCCACCGTGACAGGTGACGCCTCTGCACTAATCTATTCCTCATCCGGGGCCAGCGAAGATAACCGCAAGTGGCGCGTGCTAATTCCCCTGGCCCTGCCGATAGAAGGGGAAGACTACGCTGACGCACAGCTCGCTCTGTTTGACCTGATGCAGCAGGAGGGCATCACCTGCGATGCTGCACTCTCACGCACTGGTCAGCCGATATACCTGCCAAACGTACCGCCCGCGCGGAGAAATGAGTTTGATGAGCCGAGCTTTTACCACGGTGTTCGCCATCGCGGCGGCGGGATGCTTATCCCAGAAGAAAGCACAATCTGGGCAAACCTAGAGTTCCGCCGGAAAAATGAAGCCATCGCAGCAGAACGTGCCGCCGCCGAGAGGTCACTTCGCGCACAGGAGCGTGAACAACAGCGCAGCAAATACGACGATGATGACCCAATTGACGTATTTAACCAGCGCCACACTATCTCAGACATGTTGCTTAAATACGGATACGAGCGCAAAGGCAGATCAGACAGCTACCGCAGTCCAATGCAATCCAGCGGATCGTTTGCCACGAAGGACTTTGGAACGCACTGGGTGAGCCTCTCCGGCTCTGACAGAGCATCCGGCATCGGCCAGGCCTCCGGCGAGTTCTGCTACGGTGACGCCTTCGACATCTGGGCGCACTTCGAGCATGGCGGCAGAATGTCAGACGCGGTGCGAGAATACGGCAAGGAAATACGGCCAACGCCAGCAAAGCAGCGCGAGGAGATCGTTAAGGCCGCATCGGACCCATACGCTGACTTTGATACCATTCCAGATCCAGAGCCGCAGCCAGAGAAACCCAAAGCTACAATTATCATCCCCAATGCCGAACAGAAGCCGATATTCTGGCTGAAAGACGCCTGAACCCGTGCTGACATCATCCTACCTCATCAAGGGCTGGCTGGGCCGGGGGCAGATGTCGGTGGTCTATGGGCCATCAAACGTCGGAAAGTCGTTCTTCTGTCTTGACATGGCGCTTTGCATTTCAGCCAATGTTGAGTGGCAGGGAAGCAAGGTTAAAGGGCGGACCAGTGCTATATCTAGCCACCGAGGGCGGCAATGCCTTCCAATCGCGCTGTGTGGCTCTGCGCAAACAGTACGGCATCTTTGACGCTCCGCTGGCTGTCAGACCATCGCCCGTTGATCTGCTGCGCCCAGAGGCCGACTTGGCTGGCCTGATCGAGCTGTGTAAGCAGATTGAGGTTGATACGGGCGAGCCATTGGCAATGATCGTGATCGACACTCTATCCCGCGCAATGGCTGGCGGAGACGAAAACGGGCCAACAGATATGACATCGTTTATTGCCAACGCAGACGCGCTGCGTGATGTCACCGGCGCACATATCATGATCGTGCATCACAGCGGCAAAGATACAGCCAAAGGGGCGCGTGGTCACAGCTCGCTTAGAGCCGCCACAGACACCGAGATTGAACTGGAGGTTGAGGATAAGATGCGCACAGCCACCGCAACCAAACAGCGTGATCTGGAGCCACAAGATCCATTTGTTTTCACACTCAAGGTACATGAGCTGGGAAAGGATGAGGACGGCGATGCAGTCACAACCTGTACCATCGACCAGGCCGATCCCGACGATGTGGCAGACATGCAGCAGAAGCGACCCTCTGGGGCAAACCAGAAGATCGTGACCTCAGCCTTCAAACAATTGCGCGGCGAGGGCATCGGTGGCTCAAATCCAACTGGGCCAGGCTGGCCCGAAAGCGGCAAATTCTGGTGCATTGAAGAGGTGGAATTGCGCAAGTTTGCGCTGGGCAAACTAACGTCAACCAACCCGTCAAGCGCGTATAATGGAGCCATCAAAGCCCTCTTGGGAAGCGGCTATATGGTACAAAATGAGGGCCAAATATGGATTTCTGCGAAGGAAGGGCGCGTTACATGACCTACAAATTACCTACAAAAATGATGTCACTGTTTTTCAACGATAAAACGGCGCTTTTTGTAGTTTTTGTAATTTTTGTAGGTAGATTTGTAGATTTGGCTCATACCTACAAAACCTACAAAAAGCCTATAGGGCTTTGTAGGTTTGTAGATCGGGGAAATTTGTAATGGTTAAAAAGTCGAAAAAGGCGATGGCCAATCGTGGCACGTTTGAAAGCAAGCACACTGACTATGCAGATCCGATCCACTACAAGGTAGCAGCAGCGGTCGAGCCGTTCACCTTCGCGTCAGCAGCGGCCAGCAAGGTGTGGGGCGATACGCTGGTCAATTGTGTGCCGCCAACATACGCGTTGAGGTATCGTGAGCTGAAGGGTAAGCTGGACGCAGCGATGGTTGCAAATGATTACGAGCTGTGCGTTGAGCTGGCCACAAGCCTAATTAAGGCGCTCAAGGTGATGAACGTGAAGGCGCGGCAGGATGGCCATGAACCGCCAAAGGTTGACGGTCATATCTGTGAATGGGGTGGCAAGATATATTGCTTCCTCGCCAGCGGAGATATAAGCGCCGTCAGACGCGCAAACTTAAATTGGGCTGTGTACCACATATCTGACGTTTGTGCCGTCTTGAACGCGCTTACAGACGATCTGGTCGCCCCTGTGGTTAATGAGTTCCCGAAAGCCAAGATCACAGCGGTCAGAATGTACGACGATGAAATTAACTTTGAACCAAATGGAGAGTAAAATGACAGACAACGTAAGAACGCAAGTGCTAAAGGAAGCATCGCAACTCATCAACGGGGAGCGGGCGAGGCACTACGGTGAGCCAAGTGAGAACTTCGGATGTACTGCTACATTGTGGCAGGCTTATCTAGGATATCCAATCAGCGCGTCTGATGTTTGTCACATGATGGCGCTGCTTAAAATAGCCAGGTTACGCAACGGCAGCCACAGAGACTCATCAGTGGATTGCGCTGGCTACATGGCCCTCGGCGCCGAGTGCGATTCAAGTGAGTAGACTTTTTGGTCAATGTATGTGATAAGTGGATCGGAGTATGATCCTCCCAGACATGCTTTCATGGCAACTAAACCCCTGCTTTCAGCGGGGGTTCTTTTTTGCTTTGTTTGCCAGTAAGGTCTCCAAATTAGGGAGGTTACGCCATGTCAAGTGAAGTCTTTGTTATATCCAGCGGGATGGAGATCGACGCCGATATCATTGACGCCGTCTTTGACTTTATGGATGAGTGCCACGACGAAGGATACAACGCCGCTCAGATTATGGTGGCGATGCTCTGCGTCGTGCAGATGATACAGGAATCCGCAAGCACCTCGCAATCAATTCATTGATCGTGTATCATATGGGTGAGCTTTTCCATCGGAGGTGAGCTTTTCCATCCCAGGGGGTCCAATGTCTATTCGCTTCTCAATTAAGGCCGACACAGATCAGATGTACAAGAAGTTGGACAACCTGGCGCGTCGGCAGATCCCCTTTGCGGTTGCCAGGGCAGTAACCCAAACAGCGGTGAAGGTGCGGAATGAGGACATCACCCGCGAATACATGCGCACATTTGAGGCGCGAAACTTATCTTTCATCATGGCGGTTCACCGGGTTTACGGCGCCAACGCATCTTTTGCTAAGCGCACAGGGATGGCTGTGGCCTCGATCCAGCCCGTTGATGACCCAGTGCCAGCAGGGACAACGGCAGGCGCTAGCGGTTCACGGGAAGGCACAAAGAAGACCAGAGCCGGCACGCAGTTCATGAAGCGCCATGTCAAAGGTGGGATCAAGACATCTGGGCGCACAAAGCTGGCCATTCCCATCAGTGGCGCGAATATAAAGCGTCGGCAAGGGTCTGGTCCTATGGCTGGACGTATCACTGAGGCTTCTAAGCCAAAGCAAGTGCTGGCGCGTAAGAATACTTTTTATGGCACTAGCAAGCGCACTGGTAAAAGCATGATTATGCAGCGCACTGGCAGCAAGAAAAACACAAAGATAAAGGCGCTTTACACCTTATCTCCAAGCGCAAAGATCAATCGCGTTTACAATCCCCTGCCAGCGGCAAAGCGCGGCATCGCGCGAACTTTCCCCAGCCTTTTCCGCAAATCTTTTGTCGGCGCACTGCGCACCGCGAAAATTCGCGGCTGAACTTTTCCCTCGGTGAACTTTTCCCTCGGTAGGGTGAGCTTTTCCACTGGTGAGCTTTTCCCTCGGTAGGGTGAGCTTTTCCCTCGGTCATGGTTTTGTGCGTTTTCGGTGGCGTTTTCTTGCCCGCTCGCCGCGCCGCGGCATGATTTTGACGCCGCGCCGCAGAATTTGGGCGCGTTGAATTAATTGCAAAATAATTGGAAAGCGTGCATTTTTTTCTTGATGATATGCGCAAAGCATATTAGGAACATATTAAGCGGTGACGTTGCCGCGATAACAGGAGAAAAAAACAATGTGCAAAGAATGCAGAACATATCCACAAATGGCCGCGCTTGGCGCGATTGATTGTTACTATAAAACCGCCGCCGAATTTGTGGCCGGAATTTTTGGCGTTATGTTATTCGCCGCTCTTGTCTTTTATGCGCCCGCGCTAATGGCAACCGAATTCTGGAGCGACGCTTGCGGATATGGCGTTTTTAACAATTGGTTCGAGGTTGGTTACTATTTCCAATCGTCATCAAGCGCGCTTTGCGACGCTGCACAAATTCAATCGCAATCAATCACAAAATAAACAGAACAAATAAGGAAGCAAAACAATGAACATGCAAGAAACAATAGCGCAAATGCTCACTGAAAATACTGGCACTCACTTTTTGGATAGTGGCGGCGCAAACGGGCGCGCCTGGCAGCAAAATGCTGGCAAGGTTGTTGCTGATTTTGAGGCCCAGCCCAGCGCCACCGCCGAAATATATGTCAGGGAATGGCAGGGAAAATTGGTGGCAGAAGTTTTGCCGTGCGTAAATATATTTCATTTATTAACGTGCGGCGCTTTGGAGCTTGATGATTTGTGCCATGAATTTAACGCTATGCCCGTCGCTGAATGGGGTGGCGATTATAATGGCGTATCGCTCGAAGGTTCGGAGTGGCTTGAGGCTCGCGGCTTTGTAATGTGCAAGGAAAGCCGTGGCGGTTGGAACACTTACAATTGGAACGCAGCTCATTCCCAAGTTATGCAAGGTAATGAGCTAACACTTGAGGGTGAGTGCGGTGAGGAAAAATATTTGCTGCTGCAAATACATGGCGGCGCTGACGTCCGCGGCGGCTATACTGACGCGCGGCTTTTCAAGCTGGCAGATTATGCCGAATTTTACAACGTAGTAAGTGAAGACTGCGGCTTTTCGGATGAACGCGGCGAAATATCAATAAGCTGGCACGGTGAATGGATAAATTCTGACGGCGGCTGCGCCGATGATGAGAGCGACTTGCTGGCATTTGCTACGGCTTGCGGCGCGTCACTTGAAAACCCAAGCGTTACCGTTGCGGGCGACGCTTACTTGGATTTTTGATAGGGGGGAACTGGCATGAAAAACCAACTAATAAAAGAAAACGTCCACGGCGAATTTGACGTTCTTATTGACCCGGTGACGAATTTTTGTGCAATCAAGCGCGGCGATGATATGGGGCCATTTTTCGACAATTGGCATGATTGCGTTGACTGGGGACAGGACACAAATTGCGGGCAATTGTCATTGCCTGATTATGACGTCGAGCCATTGGCGGGCTTGCAAGCCATATTTGCTCAAATGTATATTAGCAGATTAGAGGGCGCGGTATGATGTGTTCAATTGCTTATAGTCATTTAAAGAGCTGGCCCGACCATCACCCGCGCCCGGTTTTCAGCGTAAACAGTTATCAATATTCATATGACGGAAAAACCCACGCTTATGAGGCATTAAACGGGGTAGAGGCGTTTTTGAATTTTGTAGCTGGCATAATAGAGGAAACCGGATTTGACGGCGTGCAAGATCAATTTCAAAACGTTGATGCATTTTTAATATCGGCTGGCGTCAATACCGCTTTTTGGTCAAAGGATAAATAGACAATGGAAAAAACCTGTAACCTTTGCGGCATTGCAATCATGTTGGCAATCATGGCGTTTATCTAAGCGCGTCGCCATAAACTAACATCAAGCCCGCCATTGCGCGGGCTTTTTGCTGTCCGCTTGCCCGCCAGCCCGCCCGCCCGCCATTTGCGCGGGCTTTTTGCTGCGCGCTGCCCGCCCGGTTGCCAGGTTAAAACGAGCCGCGCAAATATCGCGTCTCATTGCCCAAACTAATCGCGCTACCCCCTAGGCCCGTCGAATATTACGGCAATGAGCGACCCTAAAAAAGGGCCGTTTTTAGGCCGTTTTAAGCGCGGTTTGCATTATGGAAAGCACTTGCGCTCAAAACCTGCTTCCCCCCACTCAAAACGTCTTAAACGGGTCCTCTGGGCCTGTCAGCCTGCGGGTACGCGCGAGACGAACTGTGAATACGGTACGTATAGTCTACCTATTTATCTCCAGACCGCGTGGTGATACGTGACGATCGCGACACGTGAAACCATCTCGCGCGAGAGTGTGTGATGTCATCTGTCTCACTACCTCGACCTCGAGCGTCCCATCTTCTTCCGCCCGCGCCCAGCTTTGAAGATGTCCCCGGCGCGCAGCGGCTTCTTCTCCCCCGGAGCGCCCTTGCCGCGCTTGTCCTCCCCCTTCGCCGGCCTCCGCCGCTTCTTCTTCCCCCCGAACTCGGAGGGTTCCTCGACGTCCGCGTACGTCGGGTCCCTCTCCCGCTTCCCCCCGCCCAGCCTCTTGCCGTCGCCGTCCAAAGACGCGCCCTCGCCGCCGCCCAGCTTCTTGCGGCCGCGCAGGTACCCGGGCAGGTGCGAGAGGTGCGGCAGCGGCGGCTGCTTGGCGAGGCTCACGTCGTGCTTGAGCAGGTTCAGGTCCTCGGGGTTGTCCTCGAAGTGCGCGGCGAGCCGCTCGCTATTGAGCAGCTCCGCGCGCAGCTCGCGCACGCGCGCCTCGCGCACGGCGGTCTTCCCCACGGACCGCGCCGCGTCCTCGGCGCGGTAGCGGAGCGACTCGACGGCTTCCGGCTTCAATCCCGTAAACGGAGCCATCGCGTTCGCCGCCGCCGCGCCGGCGTCGCCGCCGTTTTCCGCCAGCGCCGTCTTCACCGCCTCGAAGAGCGGCGCCTCCGCCGGGGACACCAGCGTGATGGCCGTGCCGCTCTTCCCCGCCCTTCCCGTCCTCCCGACCCGGTGCAGATACGCCGACGCGCTCGGAGGCACGTCGAAGTTGATCACCGTGCGCACGTCTTTGAAGTCGACGCCGCGCGCGACGCCGAATTCGACGTCGCGGCGCGTTTTTCGCTGGCTCTTTTTCTCTTTCGTTTTCAAAGCGGAAGCGTCGCCGGTCGAAGCGTCGCCAGCCTCGTCGTCCGACGCGTCGTTCGCGCCGTCGCCGCCGTCGCCGCCGTCTCGTCGCCCCAGGGTCTCTTCCCCGCGTTCCTCGCCCTCGGCGGCGGCGATCATGTAGTCGTACACGCCGCGGTTGAACTCCTGCAGGATGTGCGCGCGCGAGTTGGCGGGGAGCTCGGCGTGCAGCGCGCAGCAGGGCACGCCGAACTTGTCCAGGAACAGACGCAGGCGCACCGCGGCGTCGGGGTCCTTGACGAACACGAGCGTCTTGCGACGACACACGCCCAGGCGGAGCAAGGACATGCACGTCAGAAGTTTGTCTTTCGCCGCCACGTCCAAGAAACGATGCGCGATGTCGGGACCGCCGTCCTTTTTCTCGTCACCGCCGTCCTTTTTCTCGTCGCCCTCCGCTTTCGTCGCGGACACGTCCAGCCGCACGGGGTGCTGCAGCACGAGCGCCTCCAGCCTGGCGAGTTCCTCGCCCGCGGTCGCGGAGAGGAGCATGCACTGCACGCCCTTCTCGCAGGCATCAACCACCTTCTTGATGTCCTCCTCGTACCCGAAGCTCAGCAGCAGATCAGCCTCGTCCAGCACGAGCAGCTCCAGGCCGGCGTTCAACGCGCCGGTCGGGAAGAGGTTCTCGCGGACGCACTCCGCGGCGCGCGCGGGCGTGGCGATGAGGATTTCCGGAGGTGCGCCCGCGAACTCGCGGAGCACGGCGGAGGCGCACCCAGCCGCGGGGAGCTCGCCCGCGCGCAGGGAAGGCGCGCACTTCCCGAGGAGAAACGCAGCTTCCTTCTTCACCTGATGCGCGAGCTCGCGCGTGGGCACGAGCACGAGCGCGCGCGGGTTGGAGGGCGGCGCGCCTCCCATCGCGGCGTCGCCGCTGGTGACGATCTTGTGGATCGCGGGGAGTAAGTACGCCGCGGTCTTGCCGCTCCCGGTGTGCGCGCGAGCCACCACGTCCTTGCCCTCCAGCACGAGCGGGATCGCCTGGGACTGCACCGCCGTCGGCGCGCGGTACCGCTTCTTCGTCAGCGCGCGGAGCAGCCGCGGGTCCAGCCCGAGGGTCGTCCAGCCGTCGCCCGCGTCGCCCGACTCGGCACCCATCGTCGGAGACGCGAGGACGTGGAGAGGGAGGGGAGATGCACGAGCGCGGAGAGCGGCGCGCTGTCGCAATGGGCGGCGGCGGCGAAAAATCGTCGGCGGCTGCGCTCGCAGGAAAGCGAGGCGCAACTCGCTCTCCCCACTGTCGGCGAAACGGAAGCTCGCCACCTTCCGGTGGGCACCCTTGATCATGGACAAGAGAGAGTTTGTTTTATGCCACCACGACAGAGCACTCCGCGCCAGGGGCGTCTCGCGGACCGCGCCATGGCGTCCGGCGCGCCGCTCGACCTGGCCGGCCGGCTTGTGCAGGGCACGTGCGGCTGGGGCTCCCCGCACCAGCACCTGAGCGTGTACCCCGCGTCCTGTCGCAGCGCGGAGGATCGGCTGGAAGTGTACTCGAGGCACTTCGGCGCGGTCGAGGTGGACTCCACGTGCTACGCGATTCCGAGCGCTAAAGTCGTCGAGCGGTGGGTCAAACGCGTCCCCCCCCGGCTTCACGTTCCTGTTCAAGGCGTTCGGGGCGTTCTGCGCCTCCTCCGTCGACGTCGCGTCGCTCCCCAGAAGCACGCGCGCGCTGCTCGGGCCGGAGGATGACGGCAAATCGCACGTCGCCTACGCGCGTCTGCCGGAAGAAGCGCGCGCCGACCTGTGGAACGCGTTCCACGCGTGCCTGGCGCCCGTCTCTAAGGCGAACAAGCTCGCGTGCGTCGTGTTCCAGTTCCACACCACGTTCGGGGTGAGCCCCTCGAACCGCGCGAAGGTGGAGGAGCTGCGGACCCGGCTGGATCCAAAACTGCAAATGGCGGTGGAGTTTCGCGACAGGGCGTGGATCGTCGGCGCCGTCGGCGACGAAACCGCGCGTTGGTGTTCGCGAATGGATCTCGCGCTCGTGGCTTCCGACGAGCTCGCGCACGAGACCGCGCAGCCGGACAGGGCTCAGACCGGTCTGCCGAAGGGCCAGTAAGCGGATCGTGATGCCGACCAAGTTGGTCGCCTCCGCGACGTGGGGCGCGCTGATTCGAGTGCACCGAAGACACGGCGGTAAAGAACGCGTGCTTACGCCGAGCGAGATCGTTGGTTGGGGGGCGAGGATAAACGCGATACTCCCGGAATTACGAAAACAACGTCGTCACGAAAGCGAAGAGACGAAGCACGGCCCGCCCGTCAAGGGCAGGCTCGCCCTTGTACGTGATGTGGGGCACGGACTGGAAAGACGCGCCCTTGCTCAACGCGGCGGCGTTGGCGAACGCGGTGCCCGCGGCGGCGCGGCTGGACTGGGCGGCGGAGCAGAAAAAGAAGGCGCGCGCGAAAAAAAAACGGCGTCGCGGGGCTCTTCGCGAGACGCGCGCAAATGGCGAATGGCGAGGAGGGCGTACGAGAGGGGTTTGGTCTCGAGAGCCGTCGGTGTGAGACCGTCACAAGAAAAACCGATGACGAGAGAGCGCGTGACGAGAAAAAGGAAGGCGCCGTTTTCGCGAACGGAAAGGCGCGCGAACAAAAAGCGAACGAGGACGCCGCGCCGGCGACGACAAAAAAGCGCTTTTTAGGCGAGGAGACTCGTTCGCCGTTTCCCGGAGGCGCGGGCGATGATTCATCGCGTTTGGGTTCGGGTTGCGCGCCGGTCGCGAAGCGCGCAAAAAACTCAGCCATCGCGCGGATGTTCGCCAAGTGCGCGTCCCCGGACGGGAAGCGGTAGACAGGGCGCATCGGGGTGCTTTTAGGGGAACGAACCGCGGAGTCGGTCGGAGGTATTCTTTGCGTTGTGATGACTACACCAGGAAGCGTTTTTTCGCCGGAAGGCCTCGTCCGAGTTGTTGCTTTTTCCTGGGGTTGACCGATTCGGCATTTCTGGGCGCGCCTCGTCGTGGCGATGGCGGTGGCGCCGCCGACGATGGAGTTCGTCCCCGCGAAGAAGAAAGTGGCGGGGTGGGACTCGAAGGACTCGCTGTGCGAGGTGTACTTCGCCTCGTGCGAGCGCCTGGGGTGCACGGCGAACAGCGAGGTGGTGCGCCAGCTCGTGCGACGCGCGAAACTGCTCGCCCCTCTGCCCACGCATCGCATCGAAGGCATGTCCCGCGCGGAGATGCTGAACCTGGCGTTCGACCACATGGACCTGGACGGCAGCGGGACGCTCTCCATCCCCGAGCTGGTGGGCTTCGCGCGCGGGCTGAACCCGATCAAGGTCCACGGCGACGTGCGCGCCATGATCAAGCAGATGGACAAGGATGGGGACAACAAGATTTCGAGAATGGAGTATCTCGACGCCATGCGCCCCATCGCCGACGCGCTCGTGGACGAGGAGTTTCAGCTGGGCATCTTAGAGACGCTCGCTTCCGTCCCGGACATCGACGACCTGCCCGACCGGGAAAGCAAGCTGGCGGCGGTGTTTCGCCACCTGGACGTGGACGGTTCCGGGTCGTTGGACCAGGACGAACTCGTGGCCATCTTCATGGACGGCGCGGACCCCGACCCGGCGGAGGCGCGCCGCAACGCGGAGAAGCAGTTGGGGTGGCTGGACACCGACGCCGACGGCGTCGTGTCCCAGGTTGAGTTCGTGGAGGCCATGCTCTTCCTGCACGCCTACATGTCCGACGAGGACTTCCACGCGCACTGCGAGGAGATGATGCGCGAGCACAAGCACGTGTACGACTTCTCCAACGCCTTCCTCGGGCCGAGAGGCGTCGAGGCGGCGCTCCCCGCGCTCGCGCGCGATCGAACGTTCACGCACGTTTCCTTCCGCGGGTGCGGCGTTCGGAACGCGACGGCGGCGAAGATCGCCGAGCACCTCGCGGGCCACCCGACGCTGCGTTACTTGGATGTCGGTTCGAACCCCATAAGCGAGGGCGGTGTTGTTCATCTCGCGACGCTCGTGGAGAAAACGCCGAGCCTGCGCGACGCGCGCGTGGACGGTTGCCACTTCACGCGCGGGTTCTCGGACGTCTCCGAGAATTTAAATCCCGACGCGTGCGTCTCGAAACAAAACGCGGCGAGGCTGGCGAAGGCTCTCGCCACGAATCGGCTCCCTCCCCCCCCCTCCAGCGAGGAGGAGCTCGCGGCGTTGGACGTCGAAGCGTTCCTGTTTAAACGCCGAGCCGAGGTGAAGGCGCTGTTTAAGAACATCGCCGGCGACGACGGGAAGGTTTCTTTCGACGCGCTGCGTTTCGGCCTGCGCTCGCTCTCGAGCGAGTGGAACGCGCTCTCGAAACACCTGGCGGCGTTCGTCAACCCCGAGCGCGTGTTCGGGCGCGTGGACGGCGTGGAGACCGCGGACCTGGACGGCGACGGAACGCTGAGCTACGCGGAGTTCGCGCGCGCGCTGGTGAAGGAAACTAAACGGGTCAAGGTGATTGCCGCGTGCAAAAAAAAACGCGTGCAGCTCAAGGTTGTGTTTTACGCGCTCGCGGGGGACGGAGGAAGGCTCAGCGCGGAACGGCTGGCGGACGGCGTCGAGGGCGTGCTGGTGGAGCAGGCGGAGGATCACTGGGGCTTTTCCGTTGAAGAAATGCGGTCGGTGATCAACCGCGAGCTGTTCCGCGGCGCAACCGGCGAGTTCGACGAGGAAGGGCCGGACGCCGAGCTCACCTGGGGCGAGTTCTACGCGCGGCTCGCCGCGCTCTCCTGACGGTGTTTTTTTACCTTCAAGGTATTTTTAGAGAGAGCTTCACGACAGACTGTCGCGGAGAGAGCGTATGTATCGACGCGAAGCGAAGAGTGACGGACGTGCGGCGGTGTGTTGTTCTCTGTGTGATTCCAACGAACGACGTTTAACGAATCGTCGCGCGGTGAAGCGTCTCTGCTCTGGAACACGAGGCGGCGGAGCGGTCGCGCCGGCGCCGCGCGTTTACAGAAACGCGGGATGCCGAAAAGCGACGGGACGCGTTCGACGGGAAAATATCCCGAAAGCCGATCTTCGTCGGATGTCTTTCGAACCCGCCTCTCGTGACCTTTCGTGGCTCGTCCAAGTGACGGCGTCGACGACGTCCACGAGACGAGCGTGGTCGTGCGACCACCTCACGCCACGCGAGACATGGACTTGAAGTTGTTGTGCACCTGCCTGCCCTTGTTGTGCACCTCGCCGGTCTTCAGCTCCCTGCTTTCGTCGAGGCTCTTACGACGCTCGGCCTTGGCCTCGTCCTTCTCCGCCTCGTTGCAGTGGCGGCACGACATGTACTGCTTCTGCGGCAGCTGGAGCTGACGCTGAGAGAACTCCTTCTTGTCCCGTTTGGTGCCTGTCGCCGGATCGAGGGGGATCGATGGGATCGAGGGGGTCGGGGGTGAGTGAGGGAATCTCGTTGTTGCTTTTCGCGACCACGACGGTTCGATAGTGTCCGATTCTTCGGGGTTTCGAGGGGTACGACGCACCGCAATCCTTGCACTGGAAGGGGCCGTGGCACCCGAGGCGGTTCAGCGAGGACGTATCCGCGGTCTTGGTCATCGTTACGGGGGGTAAAAGAATGCGAGTGGGTACGTGCGTGTGGCCGCGCGCGAAGAATCAATGCCGAGCGCGTCGCGAGTCGCTTTCTCTCGGTGACGTGGCGCTGACGCGGCGATCTAATTTCTCGATTTCGCGCGAAAAAGGGAGATCACACCCGAAACGCGACTTTTTGCGTCGTGTGTGTGTGTTTCAACCACCCGGACGCGGATGTCCGCTACGAACGCGTCCTCCCGTTGCCCCGCCTCGCGCCCCTCGCGCACAAAAAACAGATCCTTCGGTTCGGTGTCCTCATGTCCACCAGAAACTCACCGAGAAGCTGCTGGTCACGGACTGCACGTAGTGGAACCACCCCGGGGGCACGTACAGCGCGTCCCCCGGTTCCAACAACGCGTCTGAAAAGGACGCGCTGGAAAACTTTGGGAACGTCTTTAAAAAGGTTTCGTCGAGCGCGTGTCTTATATCGGCGCGCGACGCGTTGGCTCTTTTCGGGTCGGAAAAGAGGTACAGGTTCGGTTCCTGAACCGGCGCCCATAGACGCACGTACTTCGAGCCGCAAACCTGCACGAGCAGGTTGTGCGTCGGGTCGCGGTGCGTCGGCGAAACCGTGCCTTTCGGCCCGAGCCACGCGCGCGTCGCGATGGACCCGGCCCCGTCGCGACGCGCGCCGCCATCGGAGTCCTTCTCGAGCGTCAAAGAGCAGTAGTCGGGGACGATCACGTCTCTTGCTCAACTTTGGGATCTGGTCCAGCAAAGCGTGCTGCGCGAGGTACCCCATCTTCTTCGGACTCTTCTTCGCGAAACACACTGGGGCGTCGGAGACGGAAGTTTCGGAGTTTCCGAGCGCGGAGCGTGAGAGCGCTTTTTTTTCAAACGTCTCGTCGCGCTCGTCGCGCGCGTTTTCCACGAAGACGTATTCGTCCAAAAACGCGTCCAGCGTGACCAGCTCCCGCGCGTGCGTCGCGTGCAGGTAGTGCTCGCCCGTCTCCACCGGCACGGTCCTCGCGCCGGCGACGGCGCGCAGGTACGTTGGGTCTCGCCACTTCGCGAACGCCGGCCACGCAAACGCGAGCCCCTTGAGCACAGCCGGCTCGCCCGGCGCCATCGCGTCAGTCAGGAAGCGCTCGAGCGACGGAGGCGACGCGAACGTCGCGACGGGTTCGCGAGCGCTCGCCAGACGGATCAGAGTCGCGCGACGCGCGCGGTTCGTCTCGGTGTCTTCTTCGCTCGTTTTTGTTTCGCGTTTTTGTTTTTGTTTTTGTTTCGCGGAGACCGCCTTCGCGTCACGCGCGCCGAGCGACCCCGGCGGAAGCGCGGCGACGACGTCGTCCTCCGCGTCGTCGCCCAGCGCGCGGACGACGAGTCTCGTCCGACGCTTCCTCGTGCGCTTTTTCGAGAACGCGTCTGACTCCATCGCCTCCTGCGCGTGCGCGATGGCGCGCTCGAGCTCGTCTCGGAACGTCGGGCCGCCGAGGAGCGACGCCCGATCCAGCGAAGCCAAGGTCTCCGCCGCGCGCGCCGGCGCGAATCCGCCGCGCGCATCCGCGACGGCCATCGATGCCATCACGTACAGGTCACGCCACGCCTCGTCCACGTCCTTCCAGTCGCCCGTGTGCAGCTTCTCCCAGGCGAGGTCGACCAGCACGTCGCACGCGCGAATCGTCGAGCGGCTCGCCTCGGACGCGTCGCCGTCCGTCGGCGGGGCGCTCTCCGGGCGCGCGCGCTTCTCCAGATGCTCCAACGCGAGCGCGAGCGTGCGCTCCGCCGACGCCCCGCCGACGCATCGAAGGCGCTCGCGAAGCGTCGCGAGGCGCGCGTGGCCGGGCGCGCCAGGGCGCGACGAACGCGCACGCGCGCCACGAACATGCGGCACCTGTGCGCATGCGGCCGCTGCGGGGAAGGAACGGCGGCGGCACGCCCCCGCCGCGCGCGCCCCGGGCGAGTGGCCGCGCGCGCGTCGTTTCGCGCTCGTGGTTCTCGCGTCGTCCGAGAGAAAAGGCAAAACTAACTTCGCCAATTGTTCAGGTGTTCCAATTGGCGCGGCGCGGGCACGACGCACGCTGTTCCCGGGTTTTTCGCGCGTGCGATCTGCGTGGGGTCCCTCGGCGCACCGGGATGGCGCGCCTCGGGGAGACCGGCGACGGCGCACCCTCCGTGAGCGCGGTGTCGGGCTTCGAGAGCGACCTCGCGGATTTAATCGACGATCACGTGCGGGCGTGCGGCGGGGACCTGAGCTTCGACGCGTTCAAGGCGCACTGGCAGAGCCGATCGTTCTCGTTCGTGCACAACGCGCGCCTGGTGGAGCTCCTGGAGGGCGAGTACGCGCAGATGCTCTTCTCGACGACGATGCCGTACCTCGCGCCCGACGCGGGACCCACGGTCCGGCGGATCGCGGCGCTCTACGCGCTTCATCTGCTGTACCACACGCAGCAGCTCGCTCCGCGCGCGCGCGTGTACGTCACGCCGCGGGACGTGCGTCGGCTCGCGCAGCTCGTGGAGACGTGCGTCGCGATGGGCGCGGCGGACGCCGTTCGCGCGGCGAAGGAGCTCGTGGACGACCGAGCGTTCGCCGTCGGCGTGTCGGACGCGACGCGCGAGGAAGCGCTCGACGACGCCATCGCCGAGGCGGAGGCGCGGACGCGGACGACTTCCGCCTCGGCTGCGAGACAAAAAAAGAGGAAGACGGCGAAGGATGCGGGATCCGACGCGGCACGCGGTGACGGCGACGACGATGTCGACCGCGGTCGCGTTTCCGACGACGAAGACGAAAACCCGGAGGCTTTGCTCCGCGCGCGCGTCGCCGCGGCTTCGCGCGGCGCGCTCGAGCATCTGCGCGCGACGCGCGTCCCAGGCTCGTTCCAGGCGCTCGCCGAGGACTCCACCAGGTACGGCGCATGCATGGCCGCCCTGACGCGCCGCGGCGAAGGCCACAAAGGAAACGCACGCCGCGGCGAGACCTCCGGCGACAAAAGCGGCCGCGCCGAGACGCGCACCGCGGAGATGCAC